GGCGCCGGCGGGCGCCGCATAGGTGCGCGACGACTGCAGCACGACCGCCAGGTCGCCCGACAGTCCACGTGCGCCAGCCAGGGTCGGGATTCCTGGCAGGGTTAGCGCAATCGTCTGCCCTGGCACCAGCAGCCAGCCCTTACGATTGATCCGCAGGCGCAACAGTTCGTAAGGGTGCCCGAACCTGGCGAACAGCGCTTGCGACCACAGGTGCACGACGCCCAGCGCCGACATCGTATCGAGCGCGTACCCTTGCAGGTTCAGCGTCATCTTGCCTTTTTCGCCATAGATGCGTTGGCTGTCGGTGTCGTTCACGATCACCCGCAGGCGGTCGTCTGGCGCTTCCTTCAGATTGTCCCAGACGGGCATGACCTCGAGCTGGTTGACCAGGCGGCTGAATCCTTCTTCATATGTCGCCGGATCGTCGAACAGCAGGTCGGCGGCGCCGATGGTCGTGTCGGCTTCAGACTCCAAAGGCGGCAGCGCCTTGATCACCTGGATCCTGTATTCGCCATCGTCGGTGATGCCCGCCGCCAGGAAGTAGCCGAACGGTTGCAGCCAGCGGCTGGCGAGCTCGGACAGTCGATGCGACTTTGCTGTGAAGAAGCCGATCGCCGCTTGCAGTTCGTTCAGCTGGTCGCTGACCTTCGACATCTGATCGGTGTCGAAGTGCAACGGGTTGATCTCAGGGCTGACGCCTTCAGTCAGTACGTCGTAAGTCCCATGGTGCGACGCGGTGCCTGTGCTGACCGCCAGCTGCAAGATCGCTTCGATGGGCGTCGCGGTGTCGAAGCCGATGCCGAATTCGACAGCCAGCAGTTCGGTGTCGCTTGTCCAGTCTTCATTGACCTGCACCTGGTGCGTCAGCGCGCTGGTGTTGAATCGCCCGCGCACGCACCCTGTCAGCGCGTACAGCCCCTTCTGCCCTGTCGATTGCAGGTCGGTGATCGACGTGTATTGCACGATCTCTTTTTCGCCGACGCGCGCGTAGCCCGACGACGGCGCTGCGCCTGTCGCGATGCCTTCGGTCGACTGGTACCAGAACGGGATCTGCGACGCGTCGGGCCCGATGTAACAGGCGACTTTGCCCAGCTTTGCGTCGATGTAATCGGCTGTGTCCAGCCCGACGACGTGCCGCTCTTGCGTGCCCTCGAAGCCCAGCAACAGCCCGACGCTGTCGCCTGTGTCCCAGTACATCGTGACGCGGTATGCGGGCGTCGCCGACGTCTGCGCGATGCGCAGGCGAAACGCGGTCCAATTTTCCAGCCCGACGTTTAGCGTCGTAATCGCCGCCTTGCCGCCATAGGGCGTATCGAATTCTGTGGTGATGGCGTCATTGATCCGGTCAAGGATCTGACCATGCGACGTGATGCCCGTCGCGATAGACAGTCGGTTGTCGCCTGTGAAGTCGTAAATCTCTGTCGGCGCGGTGCCAGGGTACGACGCCGCCAGCGCCCAATATTCAACCTGGAAGTCGAGATACTTGGTGTCGTCGGTGACCACGAAGGGGAACTTCTTATCCAGCGTCTTGATCTCCTGATCGGTCAGGTTCGCGCTGCCGTCTTCGTTCATCTTCGCGCCGCCAGGGAAGCGCACCAGCGCACCCTTGCGCCATTCGCGCCCGACCTCAGTTCGCAGCACAGCTTCGATCGATTCGGCGCGCAGCTGCACCTGACCCCAGGTCGGCGACCATTTCGGCGTGCCCTTGATCACGCCGCGGAACACTTCACGCTGATAGCCGTCAGTCTCGAGGTATGAGCTGTCAAAGGCGAAGCCGTTGGGCCCGACGACCACAGCGACAACGCTGATCCATCGACCATGCCAGCTGGTCGGCGTGTCGGTGACGACCTGCGGCGCGCCGACCTTGTCGACGTTCTTCGTGTACTTCGTGTCACCGTAGCCGTTGCCGCCGCTGTCGGTCAGGTCGTAAATGTTGCGGGTGACCGGGCTGGGCCCAGTCCCGAAGTCGGCGCCGCTGATGACCGGATAGTAGAAGCATTCGCGACCCATGTGCGCGTCGCCTGACGCCGACCAGCCGGTCAGCGCTTCGCAGGTGATCGTCGTGTCGGTGTGGTCAACATCGGCGTCAAGGCGTGCCGCCAGCAGGTCAGACTTCTGCCGCGCGAACAGCGCCAGCAGGTCGCCGCCGGCGTTGTCGATCAGGTTGATCGACATTCCGCCTGGTGTGATCTGCGACGACCGGCGGCTGATTTCGGGGCCCGTATCGCGCAGCCCGTCAGACAGGTCGAGCGTATGCGGCAGCAGGTTATACTGTCGGCCGGCGGTCGGCGCAGTCCAGGCGACGCCATCGGGCCCTTTGATCGATTCGCCATCGATGAAGATGTATTTGATCGACTGAATGCGGACAAAGAACCTGACGCCGCATTCGCGACGTTGGATCGCTGTAGCGAAGTCGGTCACGTGGGGATCTCCTGGAAGCGCAGCTGGTGTTCCATCAGCAGCTGTTTTGTCGGGCTGACCCAGCCGACCGACGCATCGCGCTGCGATAGTGCACAGCGCACGACGCCGTCGAAGTTTGCGTAGGACCAGGCTGCGGTGTCGTCGTCATTGCGGAACCAGCTGCACGGTATGCCTTTCAGCAGGTTGTCGAGCATGATGTTGAATTGCGCTTCTTCGGGCGCATCGAATACAGCCGTTAGGCGCCAGTGGCGGGCTGTCGCCAGCCTGACCGATCCACCGATGCCGCGCTGACCAGACCACGCCTTGCGCGCGAAGCTTAGACCTATCACGTCGTCGCGCCAGGGCAACGTCGCGACGAACGTGCCGCGGCAGGTGTTCGGCGCCAGGTAGGATCCGGCGCCCGACAGGTTGCCTGTGTAGCCCAGCCAGTCGCGCAGCGCCGGGCGTGTCCAGGTGACAGTGAACGATGGGCCCGCGCTACGGATCGTGACAATGCCGTCGGTGTCGGCGCATTGCATGCCCGCGGCGATGACCGCGACCAGGCGCGTCTGAATGTGCGCGCACAGCGATGCGAGCGTTTCATGGTTGGCTTCGGTCAGGGTCACGACTGTGTCGCCGCCGCCATTGTAATTGACGGTCAGGCGGTCGGTCGTCGGATCGATACGGTGCCAGGCGTCGATGCGCATCATGTGACGACCTCTTCAACCAGCAGCAGGTCGACCGCCATCGACCATAGGCTGTCAGGTGTTGACCCGCGCACGCGTTCTGCCCAGACGTTGATCTGCTGACCGTCGAAACGGCACAGCGTCTGCTGGGCGCCTGTGCCGTCGTCATGAAAGACGCTGAACGGTTCGCCGCCCCCGTCTTCATCGTGCAGTTCTTCAACGAAGTTTTCAAAGGCGGATATGCCCGCCTGGTCGGTGCCAGCCTTCGCCCACCAGCTGACCGCGAAGCGGGCGTCGGGCTGGTCGCTGGGATCGCTGCTGTGCTGGGTCTGTAGGTCGCCGTCAAGCATGCCGCCGAACGATCCGTCGTAAGTGCGCCCAGACAGGCGGGCGGTCAGCAGCGGGCGATCCAGGTAGTACCCTGCGCGCGTGCGGGCTGTGAACTGTGCGCCCGACGCTGCGTTCGACATATCGCCGGCGCTGCCCAGCCAGTCGCGCAAGTCGGTGCCGTTGCCCGATTGCGACCAGTCGATCGAAAAGTTGGGCCCGTCTGTGGTGACAGTGATGCGACTGGTGTGCAGGGTCGCCGCGCTTTTCGTGTTCGTCAGCGTGACTTTGCCTGCGCCCAGGTCGCTGTCGATCTGCGCCTGCCAGGCGACCAGCAGATCGTCGAGGCTATCCCAGTTGTCAGTCGTCGCGACGACCCAGTCACTGGTCGACGGCGTGCCCGTCGGGTCATAGGTCACCCTGATCGTCGCAGCAGCTGTCGGTCTAAAGCTGCCCTGGAAGTAGGCTTCGGACATCGCCTATCACCCGACCGCGAAGTCGATGCCTGCGCCCGACCTGTTGTGTTTGGCTTCGTCGATGGCACCTGCCAGGTCACGACCCAGCTGGCGCCTGTTGCCCCCGTAGAAGTTACCTTGCAGGTTCAGCACATATGTCGTCTTCGTCGCGCCGCCTTCGTCATTGCGCTGCACCGCGCCGACAGTCGGCGCCCGCTGCCTGGTGCGCCCGCCGCCTGACGACTTCGATCCGCTGGCTGACATACCTGCGACGACCGCATACATGACCGACGACGCCGCGTGCATGGCGCCGCCGACATAGTCTTGCGTCGCGAACGACGCAGCTGCCGCCGCAGCTTCAAAGGCAGACATCACAGCCGCCTGCGCGGTCGTGTCTTTGATCAGCCCTGCCGCCATTTTGCCGCTGCTGGCCAGCATGCCAGGTACAGCCTTCGCGTACCCTTGCGCCATCGTGCCGCCGGCGGCGGTCACCTTGGTCACCATCGCTTCCATTTCCTGGAAGCCAGCAACGCCTTCGCTGACCGCGTTGCCCAGCCCGCCGATGAAGACGTTGTCGATCGATGCGCCGAATTCCTGCAAGGCAGACGCGCCAGACAGCAGCGTGCTGAACGCCTGATCTTCCAGGTGCCTGAACAGTTCTGACTCCGCGGCGCGTAGCTTTTCCATCTGGGCGACCTGGTCGGCTGTGCGCCCGTCCAGCTTCGCCTGTGCCTGGTCGGCTTCTGTCTGGTCGCGGTCGGTCAACAGGTCTCGCTGGTCTTTCAGGTTGCCGCTGATGTCTTTGGGCTTTTGCTTGCGACTGCCGCCGCCGCGGGTCTTCGGTGGCTTCAGCGGTCTGTTGCCCTGTTCAAAGATCAGCGGCAGCGTCTTCGTCAGCAGTACATCGGCTTCTGTCTGCAGCTGGGTCGCCAGCCCGATGTCGCCCTGCTGTTTCAGCAGCGCAGCTTCTGCCTTCAGCACCGCTGCCGCCATCGTCGCCTGTCGATGTCGCTGCACGTTCAGCTGGCCGACGTTCAGCGCCACCTTCGCCGCCGCCTTCGCGGTCTTATCCATTGCGCCAGCTGCGGCGGCTTCGGCTTCGGCGACCGCTGCGGCTGAACGTGCCGCCGACGTCTGCGCAGTGACCAGGCGTCCCAGTTCTGGATTGACCTCGTCAGCCAGGCGGGCGCCCAACTTGCCCAGTAGCTTATCGGCGTACTCCGTCTGCTTTGCGGCTGACCAGCTTGCGCGCTTCTGCGCGATCAGCTGGTGCACGCTGGCGCGGATCTGTCCTGCGGTCTCCTCTGAAGACGCGCCCAGCGTGTTGATTGCACCCCTGAATCGGTCGATCCCCTTGTCATTGAAATTCTTAAGCAGGTGGCGCACGTTCGCCGCCAGCGCCTGCGACTTCTGCACGTTGTCGCTGTCAGGCAGGATCGCTTTCATGGTGTCAGCAATGCGCTTCAGCAGCGGCAGCAGCGTGCGCTGCATAATGTCGACCGCATCAGCCCACGACTTGCGGAACTGTTCGGCGTCAGCCAGGGCGCCCTGACCGATCTTCACGTCGCCGAACGCTTCCTTAGAAGACAGTGCTGCTTTTTCGAGTAGTACCGCGCGCTTCTGCGCGATGTTCATCTGTTCCGCGCTGATACCCAGCGTCTTCGCGTGATCGCGAAAGGTCTTCTCTAGATCCAGGTGCAAACCCAGCTGTTTGAAACCTTCGTCAGTCGCGCCGACCACAGACGTCAGCAGACCCTGCGCGACCTCTTCTGTCGTCTTGCCTGTCGCCGTCGCCGCCTTCGTGGCGATCAGCAGCGACTGTTCGATCTGGTTGAACGACAGCCCAGCGCGCTGCGCCTGCGTCGCGAACGACTGCAAAAAGGTCTTCGTTGCACGACTGGCGGTCGCGGCTTCCATGCGACCCATTGCGTCGGCGATGCTGTCGAAGCGCTTTACGAACTGCGTTTCAATGGCAAGCGACCTGCCGATCGTCTGCATTCGTTCGGCGACCTGTGACCCGACAGTCAGCAGCTTACCTGCGATGTCCAACGCGGCGTTCACTGCGATCGTGCCCAGCTTCCAGCCGTCTTCGATCTTCTTTGACGCCTTCGCTGCTTTCTTTGTCGACTTCTCAATGCCCAGCACTTTCGCGTCGATGCTGCCCAGCATCTGCGTTATGCCGTCTTCGCCTTTGACTGAAATGATCAGTTCGGCTTTTTGCTTCAGCGCCATCAGTCACCGACCTTCGCCATCAGCTGCGCCTGGCAGGCGCGTGATTCTGCAAGCATGTACCTCACGCCCTCGACCGCCTGGTTGCTGTACGCGTTGGGCCAGCCTGGCACGACGCCCGCTTCATAGTCTGCCGCCAGGGCGACGACGGCATCGCGCCAGGCGTTGGGCTGTCGGGCAATGATGAACATCGGGCAGCGGTCGATCTCCCAATCGCCGAAGCTGAAAGGGAAGCGTGCGGTAAGCGGCGCCGGCGCATCACAGCCTAGATACGCGCGGCGTTGTTTGTCTTGCCCGCAGCTTTGGCAGTCGAACGGGCGCGACCCCTTGCGGCGCCCGTCGACTTTCGCCCTTTGGTTCCATTGCGCTTGGTGGGCGATAAGCCAGGCGACTCGCTTTTTTTTTCATCCAACGTCGATAGCCTCATGATCACGTTGCCGACGAACATCAGCACGTCGTCGGGCATGGCGGCGATGACCGATTCGGGCCATGCCTGCAAACCGAAGACCCGTTCGCGTTCAGCGTCTGCCCAGCCCTGCCAGCCTTCGACGTCGATCAGTCCGAAGCGCACGAACTGCAGCACCGTTTCGACCAGGCGCACCAGCCGTTCGCGCCCAGTCTCGCCATCTTCAGCCAGGGCGACGCGCGACCTGACGATCCGCATTTCGCGCATGGTCAGCGCGCGGACAGTGAACCAGGTCGGCTGTGCGCCCGCCTTCAGCACCAGCGTGTCGACATCGGGATCGTCGCCAGCTGCATACGCTTGCAGCGCATCCGCAGGCGTCGCGTCGGTGTCGATCGCATCGTCGGTCGGCACGATCACGCGCACAGGCTCGTCTGCCGCGAAGATGATCGGCGGAAGGGGCATTAGGTGAACGCCAGTCTGAAGAACGTATCTTTGGGCTGACCCGCGGTGACCGAATACGAGTCGGGCGTTTCATCGCTGTCGGCGTTGTAGAATCCTGCGACCAGGGTGACCGGCGCGGTGACAGCGCCGTCGCCATCCTGCCAAACAGGGTACTGTTCGACGAACGGATGCGGAATGCAGAAGCCCATCATGTTGCCTGGCTGGTCACCCCATTGGAAGCTGAAGGGCTGGTCGACCGTCTGATCGACAAACTTCTGCACTTCTTCGCTGCCGTCGCGGTAGACGTTGAAGGTGACAGTCGGGCGGATCTCTGTGGTGTACCAGCCGCCGATGCCGTTCGCCTTGCTGTTGTCCAGCAGCGGCGACACAGCCAGCCCGAAGTCGATCTTCAGGTCGGTGACGATGCGGTGCGCGCCGCCAGTCCCCCACTGGCACAGCGCGCTTGTCATCGCCGCGGGCTGCGCGAAGTCGTAAGACCCGACAGTCAGACCGCTGTGCGTCGACGGGCTGTCGCCCACACCGACCTCAGACCAACTGGCGACCGCCCAGGTGATGGTCACCTTCGGCGGCATGTTGTTCGCGATCTCCATGGTGACGCCGCTGGGCGTGCAGCCCAAGCACGTCGTTTCATCGTCGGTGTCTTCGCCGGTGATGATCAGCGTAAAGCTGGCGGGCGTGCCGTCCATGTACGGGCGCCCGTGCTTCATGAAGATGTTGTACGCGCCCCATAGGATCGTGCCCTGTGGGTTGTTCACAGGCGTCTGCAGCAGCCCGCCAGTGTCAGGGTCGGCGGCTTCGTCGATCTCTGTCAGCCAGCCCATTTCATAGGCAGGCGTTGCGCCAGTCGCCCAGATGATCGCAGCACCTTCGACGAAGTCGCCCAGCCCGCCGCCGGCGTCGGTGTTCGTCAGCTCGCCGCCACTGAAGCTGACGACCGCGCTGCCCTCATACATCGCCGTCGCGGTGTAGATGTCGCCCAGCGCCGCAGCCAGTGCCGCCATCAGCATATCGTGCCCTGTCGCGTTGTCATCGTCGGGCGTCAGGTGAACGGGCCCAGTCGTCACCAGGGTGTCGGTCAGACCATGTAGATAGTGTTCGGTCACGACCTGCCCGTTGGCGACGCCGACGATGCGGGCGTTTTCATAGAACGTCTGCTTTTGCGACTCATGTTCGATCGACTCGCGGGTCAGCCCGCTGCGGTCGATGCTGATGCATTCGACATATTTCAGGTCAGCCGCCGCCGCTTCGGTGCCGAAGGTCGTTTCGCCGCCGACTTCAAGCTTGATCAGTTTTGTCAGCTTAGGTGCTGAACTACTCATGATGCCCCCTGTTCAAGTGTCGCCATCAGGCGAACGTTGCCCTGTATCGAAGCGCCAGCGACAGCGTCAGCAAGGCGACGCCGCCATCTGTCGCAAACTGGATCGCTGCGCTGGTGACCTGGCGCCGGATCAACCCGACGCTGGTGTTGGCTGACTGGGTCAGTTCGTACACCAGGCGGTCGCGGTCGCGCAGGATCGCCTTGACCGCGTCGACGACGCTGCTGCGCCCGATCTGATAGGCCACATGCGCGTCAAGCGATGAACTGAATTCGGCCCATTCGGTGACCTGACCGATCGGCGCTTCAAGGTTGAAGGTGCCGTCAGACAGTACCGCGAAGCGCCTGGTGACCGAATGGCCCGACATCAGGTCTTCGGGACTGTTGGCGTTTTCATCGTGCACGAACGCCGTCGCACCGTTGTATTCCAGGTCGGTCGCGGCGTCGGCGATCGTGTCGATCGTGTTCGTCACGTGCGTGTCTATGGTTGACGACGCCATTACAGGTAGAACCTTGCCGCCGGCGCCGGGCGCGCAGCCGCTTCGGTGTCGGTCGTGTCGCCGCTGTCGTCGGCGTCATAGCTATCGGTCACGTCTACCGCCAGGTCAAGCGCTTGCTCATACAGCGCCAGCTGGTGCTGGTACCAGCCTTCGGCGTCGCCCTGCCAGCTGTTGGGCGTGAACGCGCGTTCTGCCCATTTCAGCAGCACAGCTTCGGCGACGACTGGCACGAACGCAGAGTACGATCGAAACAGGTCGACCTCGGCGCCGCGGCGTTTCAGATCCCAGCGCATCTTCTCAGTCGCTACTGCGATCTCCTCGGCGAAGCTGTCGCCCTTGCGGCTGACCAGCTGCATCACGTCAGACGCCAGGTCGCTGGATACGTGCCGCTTGAAGGCGTCGGTAGTCAGGATGACCGTCGGCCATTTCTGGCGCACGACGTCATAGAAGCGGATCGCGTTGTACGACACGCCGCCGATCGTGTACGCCCAGCGCGCTTCATATCCGCGAGCTCGCGTGTCGACCAGGGCAGCGCTGACGCTGTACGTCAGACGTTCGCCGACGAAGGTGTCGGTGCTGACATACGCGTATTGCAGCGGTTCGCGAAAGGTGACGACCAGGGTGCTGGTGTTGACGCCGACCACGACCAGCCGTTCGTGCTGACTGTCAGCATTGTCGACGCGATAGGTGCGACCAGGCGTCACGCCTGTCACCGACGTCAGCGTCATCGTCAGCGCGCCGACAGCTGCGTTGGCTGACAGTGTCGTGTCGCAGGTGTCAAGGGTCGCAGACGCTGCCGCCTGTACGACGGTGCCATCGCGCTCGAACAGCGCGACGGTCGCGGCTGTTGCTAGCCCGCCTTCAGGGGGATCGAAAGTAAGATCCCCTCCGACGTCGACGACCAGTTCAGCCCGCATTGCACCCCTTGACTGCTAGGCAACCGTGGCGCCGAAGACCGCGCGCCAGGTGTTGTCATGCCCGACCGCATAGATGATGCGATCGTTGGCGATCAGGTTCTTCGACTTGCTGTCGATGAAGGTGGTCGGCGCGGGCAGCTGCTTCCAGTACAGGTTGAAGCGCGCCCGCGTGCTGTCGACGCACGCCCAGTCGTTCAGGTCCGACAGGTCAGGGCTGCTGATGATCCGCTTGATCCGGCGACCGACGACGTTGACATCGTTGATCGCAGCGCCGCCAGTCGTCAGCAGCAGGTTGCCGACAGTTTGTTCGGCGATGAACAGCCGGTCAGGCGACACGATCAGCGTGTCGTAATAGACCGGACTGATCAGCCCCTCGGGACTGGTCATGCGCATGCCGACGACCATCGCGGCTTCGAGCGCATCGTTGTCCAGCTCGGTCGTGCCCTCGTTGCTGATCGTCGCAGCCGTCTCAGTCGGATGCGCGGTGTCGAACAGGGGCACACCGTCAGGGCCGTTCGCGGTCGCGCCTGTGGCGATCACGTTCATACAGTCCGCGTTGACCTTGCGCTGGGCAGCAGCGCCCAGCTGGCGCATGAAGTCGCCCAGCGCGGCTTTGTCCAGGAAGGCGAGACTGAAGGCGCCGACCTCATACCCGATGACCTTTTCGACCATCGTGTATGTGACCTGGTTGCCCTGCTCAACTGGCGACGTCGGGATCTCGGCGCCGTCGACGCCATCGTTGTACGCCGCCGGCGGCAGCAGACTAGACTTCTGGATCGTGCGGGTCGTGCCGCCTTTGATCGCAAACAGAAATGGATACTCGACCTGTTCGGACAGGAAGCCATCCATGAAGAGCTCTGCGTTCGCCGGGTCAAGCGGCTGCGGCAGATGCGTAAGTGCGAGTGAAGGTGTGCCCATTTTAGCCCCTTGTCAGTCCGGTTTAGCTGCGCTGCCAGGTGACGCGCACGTAATCGATCTCGAGCGCATCCGTTTCGGTGCCGCCATCTTTCTGGATCTCAGCGATGAACTGCAGCCCGTCGGTCGCAGCCATGCCGCTAACGTCGACCTCGCCGACGTTCTGACCGTCGATGCTGAACTGCACGGCGTCCAGGTCGCGACCGTCGATGCGCAGCACCTGATAGACGTCGTCGGTGTACGACGTCGACGGGCTGGACGCCTGGTCGTCGGTGTTGGTCGTGCCGTCGTCGCCTTCCAGCTGCCAGACGTTGGACGCACCTTCGATGCGGAACCAGGCATTGTCGGCGACGCTGTCAAGCGTTGCGTTGCGCGCCGATGCCATACCGATGACGCAGCGCTGGTCGGCGCTGAAGCTGGCGCCCGACGCGATGACGATCTTTACGCGCGCTTCCATGACCCAGCCCTGACCCGCTGGGACCATCAGACTGTCGCCGAACGACAGGGTCAATTCCTGAAGCTCGTCGGTGTTGTCGTGCAGAAGCTCGAAGGCGCCGTCGACGGCGTCATCATTCGCCGCCAGGGTCGGCGCGCCCGCCGCGCTGGTGTCGTTCGTGCCGAACGGATCAGACGCTGCAGCCGTCGCCTGAATGAAGTCGCTGAAAACCTCGCAGACGCCAGCGCCCGCGAATCCCTTAGATTGTGCCATCAGTTGCCCCCAGCTGCGCCGGCGCGCGTTTCAGGTGTCCACTTGCTTTCGGTTTTGCCGCGCGCGGTGACGCCGCCGGCGATGTTCAGATCGTCGGTGGTCGTCGCTTGGCCCGACGTCTTTCGCTTGTCGTTCGCGATGCGCTGGCGCTTCGCTTCGTCTGCCAGCGGTCGCGGTTGGAACATGACGAAGCCGCCTTTTACGCCGCGCATCTGCACGCGTTCGTCGCCGACGCGTCTGAAGCCGCGGGCGTGCAGGCGTCGTTCGGTCTTCTCTGTGACCACGCGCACCAGCTTGCCGTGTCGCGGGTCAACCAGTTCGGCGGGCCCGTCCCATTCAAAGGGCGACTCGATAGACCCGACCAGCGGGCCAACGTTCGGCAGGTCGGTGATGATCTGATCTTCGGGCACGCCCAGCGCGCGCATGTGATCGGCGATCTCTTTGTTCTTCGCGCCGCGCCGACCTGCCATCAGTTGATCCCCAGATGGTCAAACATGCCGTCGTAATGCTTGAACAGTTCCGTTTCTTTGTAGGCGCCTGGCGACGTGCGCGCTTCCTTGAACATGCGCAGCTGTTCGGCGTCGTATCCGCCTGGCTTGCGCGTCGCGGCGCCGCCCAGTGCGGTCGTGCCACCAGGCGCGTCGGCGTCGAACAGGTAAGCTTTCTTCTCTCTGAAGTCTGCCAGCCAGGCGACGGCGTCGTCGGTCAACTCGCCCGCATCGGTCAGCGCGACGTTGTCTTTGATCACAGGCCAGAACGTCGCCGAGTCTTTGAGACCAGGCAGCGCAGCCAGGGTCGCGGTCTTCTTCAGCGCCGCGTGCTGTACGCCGTTCTTCGTCTGCGACTCTGCAAGCTGGGCTTCGGCGGCTTCAGCGCGCGCGGTCAGTTCTGCCAGCTGTGCGGCATGGTCGTCGGCGGTCTTCGCGTCTGCCGCCGCCTTGATCTTCGCTTCGGCGGCTTCCGCCCTGGCGCGTGCCGCTGCGATGGCGGCGGCAGGATCGGCGGGCGTTGGCGGTGTGGGCGCAGGATCGGCGATTACCGGATCGGGTGTCGGGTCAGCAATCGGATCGGGTGTCGGATCGGGCATCGTGCCCCTTTGCCTGCGGCGGCGGTCTTCATGACCTGCCGATAAAGGTACGGGCAGTCCACAGTCTTAGTCAAGAGGGTCTGTGTTAGACTTCGGCCATACTCCCCTATCCTGCCCGCCTGGTCGGCGTGCTGCGACCCAGACAGTACCCACCAGACAGCACAGACCGACCAGGCGATTTATGGCGACAGCAGCTGTATGCCGTCCAGGTACGCCCTGGCGATGATCGCGAACTCCCTGTCGGTCAGTCCCATCAGCTCAAACTGTGGCACCTTCGTGCGCGTGCCGTCTGCCTTGCGCCGCTGAAGCGCGTCGGCTTTCTTCTGATTCGTGATGCGCACCCGCTTGGTTCGGTATTTGACCTGACGCGTTTTGATATTGGTCGAATGGGCGATCTTCGTCGTCGTCACGACGCTGCTGCCGATGAAGCCGATCGCAATGACGACGCCGTGTTTCTTTCGGATGCCCAGCGTTACGCGCCCGTTGTCCCACATATCGCCGGTCAGGTCGCCGTCGCTGTGCCTGCCGCCGCCAGCTGACGCCTTCGCTTCGGCATATCCGCCGCGAAAGATGCGCGATACGGGTTCCTTGCCATCGACGAAGCGCGGTCCCTTGTCGGTCATCACCAGGCGCGACAGCTCGCCGCCGCTGAAGCGCTGGTCGTTCAAGGGCACGATCGCCCAGCCGTCTGAATACTTCGGCAGCTTCTGCCCTGTATGCAGCATGCCCGTCTTCGTGATGCGGTCGCGGATCATGTCGAACGCCCGCTGACCGACCTTCGCCATCAGGTATGCGTTGGTCGGCATCTTGCCTTTCAGCGTCTTCGACCAGCGCACCTTCGCAGGCTTCATCACCATCAGCTGGCGTCGGGCGGTCGCTTCTGCCCTGGCGCATGTGCGGGCGCCGGCGGCGTGCCTTTCGGCTTCGGCAGCTTGCCGTCGCCGGGCGCCGGCGGGCTGAAGGTGCCTGTGCCCGCGCTTCCCATGATCGTCTCGCTTTGCTCTTTGGATAGGTTGAACAGCACGAACAGCTGACCCAGCCCTGCGTCGCGCGGGATCTGCCCAGCCGCGACAGCCAGCACGATGTCAGACGCCGACTTGAGCTGTCCGCCATTCAGTACGTCATCTTCGCGTACCTCAACTGTCTGATCCGTCTCGCTGCCGCCGGCGACGATGACCAGGTTGCGTCGGTGTCGTTCGGTCGCTTCGTCGCGGTCGACGCGGTCGCGGCGCATGATGTCGTCGATCGGGTTCGACAGCCCTGACTGGTAGTCCAGCGTTCGCGCCTGCGCTTCCTGGAAGCGATCGACGGGCAGCGGAATGGGTTGCCATTCGACGACCAGGCGAACGCCGTCGGCGTACTTCTGCTGCGGTCGATGGTAGTTCGCGACCGCGACGTGCGCCTGCCAGGTTTCATCGATAAAGTAGCCGTAGTCGCTGACGCGGTCTTCGCGGCGTTCGTTCAGGTGCTGGCGTCCCAGCTTCAGCGCCGCCATCGACCGCGCCGCCAGGTCGATCGACCACATGTCTGGCGGCATCCCCTCGCTGACCGCTGTGCGCCGAAGCGCGTTTTCAATGATGCCTTCCATTTCTTCGACGTTCGTGTCGGCGGTCACGAAGCTGAAGCTGGCGCGGTCGCCCTGCGTCACGATCGGTTCGTCAGGGCTGATGGTCGGCGACGGGTCTTCGCCCGCCCAGTGTTTCAGCCAGGGCACAGCGAACGTCTGAAAGTCCATTGTGTGCGCCAGTCCCATCATGGCGCGATTGATCCAGCGCTGTTCACTCCACCAGCTTTCGCGCGGCGGCAGAAAGAACTCGCCTTCAGCCGGTTCGCCATCGTGCCAGACCGCGAACGGATGCATGCGGTATGGGTTCAGCCCGCTTTTGTCAGGCGTCAGCGTTTCTTCGTACAGGGCACCGTTGGCGTCGTGCAGGTAATGGCGACGCAGCCCGTCAGGGTCGACGATCCAGGTCGACCACAGCGCCGGTTCAGCCTGCGCACTGTCGTGCGTGTTCGCCAGCCCGACGCTGATGACAGGGGCGTCGGGAAGGCGCGTCGGATCGTCGATGTCTTGCACGATGCGCACGTTTTGCGGCATGTGACGAAGCCAGCGCATGCGCCCCTTTACCCATGCCGCTTGAACGACCAGGGTGCGATGTAAGACGGTGTCGCGGTCGATCGACTTGATCACGCTGCCGAAGCGCAGGTCGCGTTCGTCTTTGCGCCACAGCATGACGTTGGGATCGTCTTCGGGCAGGCGGGCGCCAGCTGCGTCGACCAGGTGCGTCGACGGCGTCTGGTGCGCCATCACAGCCAGGGTGCGCTGTTGCATGGCGACGACGTTCAGATAGCGGTGATAGGCAAAGTCTGTATTCCAGCGTTCAGCCTTGCGGGCGTACAGTCGCTGCACCAGCTTCTGCATATGGTCGCTGAAGGCGTCGCCGGCGAAGAAGTGCAGGTCGCGCTGAACGTCGCGATAGCGGGCGCCCTGCGCCGCCTTCGCCTGGCGCAGCCCTTCGACGATGTCGGCTTCAAGTAGACCTGTCGCGCGTTCGCGCTGGCGCAGCGCATTCGCAATGAAGGGGATCACATTGGCTGGTGCGTTACTCATGCTGCTGCCTTCCTGGCGTCGGCGAATCGGATATGTCGATACCGGGGCCATGCGAACATGCGCAGGGCATCGGGACCATGATCATACACTCCCTTTTCAGGGCGCAGATCGTCAAGGATCGTGGTCGATTGTACACTGCGTTCCTTCCAGGCGTACAGACGCAGACACTGCACCAGGCGCCGGCGCGACTTCGTCTTCAGCATCTGCGGCGCCAGAAATAGTCGGCGCACGCCGTGATAGTCGCGCAGGCGCCAGCTGACCGTATCGATACCGTCGCGCAGATCGTCAAGGTGTCGCACAGTCCAGGCGCGCACAGGTACCCAGCCTGCCGCATTGCGCCGGCGCTGGTCGCTTGCCTTCGTCGGGCGCCCGAAGAACGCTTGCGCCGTCGCCAACGCTGACCCAGGGTTCGGATCGCAGTAGACGCCTGCATAGTCCAGCCGACCCAGCCCGTACAGCTTCTGACCGCGCTGCACAGCCATTTCGATCAGGTCGCGGGCATGTATGCCGTCGTCGCATATTTCATCGAAGACGACATCGAAGTCGCCCTGCACTTCGCCATCGGCGTCGACGTATGCAGGCTGGTGTGCGATGTAAAGCAAATGTGGGTAGTTCGGGCCCCAGTCAATCGCCAGGTACACTTCGACGTCGTCATGCCCGCCCATCACCCGCAGCCCTGTTTCAGCCGTCCAGCCCTTCGCGATAGCCTGCTGCCCGAACTCGCTGGCATAGACCGCCCCCTTGAAGTCTAGGACGCGGGCGTGCAGCTGCTGGTCGACCTGGCGCTGGGTCTTGCCGACCAGCTGGCGTTCGATGTAGCCAGGCGCCAGGTTCGCTTTATTGTCCCAGGTGCTGCTGACCTGCATATCGTATTCAGGGTTGCGGTTCGGGCCACAGGCTGACGCCTGGTCATCCCAGTCGCATTGTTCGACGAAGTGCTGCACGACGCCGACGGGCCCGCGCGGTGTGGTTGTCACGATGCCGAACAGGAAGTCGGCGTTTTCGCGCAGGCGTTCAAGTAGAACGTCCCATGCCGCCATGCCGTCAGACAGCAGCCCGCCTTCGTCAAGGTGGAAGCCAGCGATCGTCGGGCCCGCGAATTCGTGCGGCTTCTTCAGCCCGACGAAGCTGATAACGATGTTGCCTTGTAAGACGATCTCGCGCGCAGCTGGCGACGTGCGCACCTTCATAGCCAGCTTGCGCCCGTTGACCTGTGCGCACTGCTGAACGAAGCGCAGGTACGTGTCGAAGGTCGCCTGGCGCAGTATCTTTTCGCTGGGCGCGCCGACGATGTACCGCTTGTCTGCGCCGTTATGCAGCGCCGCCATGACCAGTTCACGACAGCCCCAAAAAGTCTTGCCTGCGCCGACGCCGCCTAGAAACATCTTGAAGGTCGCCCGACTGGCGTGCAGCGCCGCCTGTGCTGGGTTCGGTGGTCGCGGGCTGTCGCCGACCATCCCATAAGGCGGCATCTGGTAAATCAAGCGCTAATCCGTCAACGTGACGTTGATAGTGCATCGCGGCACGTCGCGACGGTCTGACCGACGTATCGCAGCAGACCCCTTATCGCCATCAGTGCACCGTACCAGACGCCTGCGCCGCGGCAGCTGCGGCGACCTGGTCGACATACGCCGCCATCGCGTCGCGCCAGTTGTCGGTCTTGACCTCGAGCTTGCTGATCATCGCGTCGAGCTCGTTGTCCAGCCACAGCCTGTTGACGGTAACCGACGCGTCGATCAGCTTCTTCTGCGCGGTCGCGTATGACGCCGCGGCTGCGAACAGCTGCTGCGCGCGCCAGGTCGCATCGACGAAGATGACTGATCCGTAGCCCGCGGGCATCTCCTGCCCGTCTGGCGTTTCGCGGATCAGCTTGCATAGTTCCTTGTAAGCTGCGCCCAGTTCGTATTGCGCCTGGCACGCCAGCCCTTGCAGGTGCACCAGCCCGTCGGCGCCGACTGTCGGCGCGGTCTGGTAGATCGCTTTGGCGGTCTTTGTCGTTCCCAGCCGGCGCATGTGCACGCTGAAGAAGTCGGGGTCTTTCAGTCTGGGATTGCCGCCGCCTTTACGCGCAGCAGCTGCCTTCTTCGGGCGCCGCGCTGGCTTGCCGCCTGACGCCTTGACGGCGTTGCGTTCGGCGTTGGCGCTGGATCGGCTGGTCTTGTCTTTCTTGCGTGCCATCCTGGCGCCCCTTGCGTCTATGACCCCTGACCCTGTCGGTCAGGCGGGCGCGCCTGGTCACCGTTGGCGTCGCGCCCTGGAAGGTTGACTGTCTGCCCGCGCGGACAATGGTTACAGAGAAAACCGCACAGGCGAACAGTCTGAACGCCCGCATCGACGCCCGATGCAGACAGCATATGCGCCAGCGACATGGTCGCGCAAGCGCTCGATTGCCACTGTCTGGCACAAACAGGTCTGAAACGCCGGAAAAACGCGGGGTCGCGTAGCGCCGCATGCTTCCCTATGGGTCAGGGCCGGGGGTGTGCGGGCCACAGCGCGCCCCTGTGTCGCGCCAGACTCGCCGACGGGCATGGGGTCGACCGCCAGACAGCGCCAGACAGGCGGCGTTTACGGGCGCTGTGGGCGGTGTGACACATCAGTGCACCGTCGTCGGCGCGTCAGGCGTCGGCAGCTTGCGCTGTATCCAGGCGACGACGTCAGGGTGAACGGGCCCACCCTGGTGCACGCGTGCCGCCACCATGGCTTCGCACCAGTCCTGCGACAGCCCTGAATGCAACTGCATCAGCACCAGCCAGCTACCGCCGCCATTGGCGACGCGCATCGCTTGGTCAAGATGACCCTGCGCGTACAGCGCCCGCATCGCCAGGGCGCAGTAATACGCGCCTTCAAGGCACATGACCGGATCGCTGGCCCAGTCGGGCACGTCGCGGTCGGCGGTCATCCTGGTGCTGCTGCGTCGGCGCCGACGTCGCATGCTTCGATGTCGATCAGCGCCACAGCCCCCTTGCGCACGACGCCCAGCACTTCGTGCAGGTCAAGACTGGCGATGCGATAGGCGCCATCCCAGTCGAATTCGATGCCCATATTGCGCCTGAACATGATCAGGTCGCCGACTTCGACATCAGGCGGGCTGTGACGCATGCCGCGCAGGTTGTCTATCAGGCCACATAGGCGCGTGACTGGCGCGCGACCCTTGAAGCCATCAGCCGATCGCATGTCGTCGTCTGCCTTCAGCAACTGGTCGACCGCCTTCAGCAGCTGGCGCCCTGTGCCCGCCAGCGGACCGACCGACAGCACATAGCCGTAAGGTTCTTCGATGTCGCGTGCCAGGTGCAGCCCGCTGTCGGTCTGGTTGTACCCTTCCAGCACGCGCACAATGATGCGCCTGCCTACTGCTTCAATCCGTCGCGGCATCTGTTGTCCCCCTGACAGGCGGATCGCCTGCCGTCTTCGGTGTGTAGCCGACCGCCAGGCAGCGGTCGTGCAGGTCTTGCAGCTGAAGGTCGATGAACGTTTCAGCGTTGGCTTCGGCGTATTCGGCGGCGTCTGCTGCCCGCTCGACATCGACCTGTGCGGCGCCCAGCTGTTCAGACTGGTCGACCTGATTCAGCAGCGACAGGGCTGTGCCTGTCAGGTTGCCGCCTGTCAGCAGGGCGATCGTCACCAGGGCAGCATACAGCTTGCGAACGTTCACGTGTATCGTGATCACGTCGCCGTTAGGGGTCGTATGCGTCATGCGTCTACCTCTTTCCAGAATCGGGTTAGCCCGCCTTTGTACAGCCGTTTGGGCCCGCGGCGGATTAGACCCATGCGCCAGTGTGCGAATACTGTACGCCTGACCACGCCGCGGCGACGGGCCATTTCTCGACTAGGCAACCAGCCGTTGGCGATCAGCTGGTCGGCGCCCATCAGAAAGGGATCGGATTCGCCTGGCGACGTGACCGCCTGCCCTGCGTCGGTGCGACGATACCTGTGCTTCGTCACTTGCCGTTGATCCAGGCGCGCCCATAGGCGACACAGGCGTCGCCATCAGCGCAGACGACTATCGATTCGCGCCCGCCGGCGACGCCTTGCTTGACGCGCCCATAGGAGCGTAGACAGCGATAGCTGCGCGACCTGCCGCAGCACCTGCACTTTTCGCGTTCGTCTATCATCGGATCCCCCCCAGTCGCTTGAAGGTGCGCATGGCGCGCACCGCGTACAGCGCCGCCCTGGCGCTGGCGTTGTATGCCCTGAATCGGCTGTGCCAGCTGCGCAGGCGTGCAGACTTCGCCCGCAGCACCAGCAGCCCCCAGTGCAACGCTGTCGGCAGGTGCCATGTCAGCACGCCGCATGGCGGCGTCGACCAGCGACCCAGCGCTGTGTTGCCGAATGGCGACATCGTAACCACCTGCAAGGCGCCGCAGCCTGTGCCGCGCGGCTTCGGGTGCACAGCGAAGGTGCCAGCCGTTTCGGTGTGCCAGATGGCGACCAGGGCGCGCGCGCAGGTCAGACCCTGCGGTGCGCGTCTGGGACCGTCGCCGCAGGCGTCGACCAGGTGCAGCGCCAGATCGTCGACATCGGCTGGCAGGTGCCACTCGGCGGCGCCTGCCTGCGTCAGTAGGACCGCGACAGCAAGGGGCGTCATCAGCGCACAGCCAGCCGCTGACCGCGGCGCGTCTTCGCGATGGCGTGCAGTTCGGCTTCCAGCAGGGTGACCTGTTCGCGCGTCAGGGCATCGCCGGCGCCGATCTTCTTCAGCAGCGCCGATACGCGCTTCTGATCCAGCGTCAGCGCGTCATACAGGTCGTGCGGCACGCCTGCCGTCTCGAGACGCGCAAGCACCGACTTGACCGGATAGGTGCGCGATGTCGTGCCGATGACCTTGAACGTCTTACCGCCCGCTTCGAGCTCGTCTAGGTTGTCGGCTTCCAGGTGCGTTCTAACGACCTTCGCGATCTCCGACTTGCGCTTCTTTATCAGCCCTTCAGCGGCTGTCAGGTGCGCATACTCTGCACAGGCGCTGTCGATGTCGGTCAGGTCTGCAGCTGGCGTGCCTATCGGCGACCTGGTCGCCGCCTTCCAGGCTGGGCAGGTCGCCCGCCAGTCGCACCAGCCGCACAGCCCGTTCAGCTTCGGCTCGAAGGCGTCTGGCGCTTCTTCGATGCGCGTGATCAGCGCCCTGGCGTACTTCAGCACGTTGTCAGCCTTGTCGCGGGTCATGGTCGCTGTGAGCTGGTAGTCATGCCGCATCAGATCCAGGGCGACGACCACAGCGGGCGCGTCTGGATACAGGCGCCAGGCGACAGCCGCATAGATGCCCATCTGCAAGCTGGATTCGAGCTCTCTTTGCGACGGGCGGTACTTGCCCGTTTTGTAGTCTGTGACGACCACTGTGCCGTCAGGCAGGCGGTCTATGCGGTCGATGTAGCCCATCAGGCGGGCGCCATCGATCAGCAGGTCAAAGCGATGCTCGACTTCGGCGACGTGCGGCAGGCTACCGATGCGCTTCGCCCACAGCTGCAGACAGTCTTCGCCGATCAGCGCCCAGTCGATGCCGACCAGGTCGGTCTGTGCGAACTTGCGCCAGTACAGCGCCAGCAGGCGGTCGACAGGGATGGGCCCGCGGTAGCCTGTTCTGACGATGCCTTCAGCGGCTTCTTCGTTCACGCTGTGCACCAGCTTGCCTGTGTCAGCGGCAGCACGCGCGTCAGCCAGCGCCGGCGGCGCCTTGCCGTCGGTCAAGTAGCGCTTTGCGAAGCTGAAGCCGCACCGCTCGAAGGTGTCAAGGCTGCTGTAGCTGTAGTGATCGCGGTAGCGTCGCCCGATGGGCGGCAGCATCTGTACGGTCGTGTCGTTCACGTGTCCCCCTGGCTAAATAGGCTGATCTGATGACCTGTGCGGTCGGCGTCTTCATCGTCGAGCTGGCGCGCCTGGTCGGCGCTGATCCCTGCGACCCCATGCCAGTGCGCGATCCTGGCGGCGGCGATCTCGACGTGCTTGGGGTCCAACTCAAAGCCGACGAAGGCGAATCCTTCCATCAGCGCAGCGGCGCCCGTTGTGCCGCTGCCAGTGAACGGGTCCAGCACGCGCCCGCCTGGCGGCGTTATCAGCCGCACCAGCCAGCGCATCAGCGCAATTGGCTTGACGGTCGTATGCACGTTCCGAATGTTCGTTGCCGTCTTGCCTGACCTGGCGTGATTCTGCCCTGCGCTGTCAGCCTTGCGACCTGTGATGTCTTCGCGCGTCACGACGGGCAACGCGTCAAGACCTGCTTCGCGTTCGGCGCGCGATGCTTTGGCTTCGTATCTGAAGACAGGGAAAAACGCCGACCAGTCAGCGCGAACAGCGCCCAGCAACACGTTAGGTGGCCAGCGCCCGCCTTCGTGCCCGTCGCCGCCCATCTGGGCGCCTGCGCCCATTGCGGCGGGCGACGCTGGGTCAACCAGGGCACGACGTTGGGCACAGTCGTCATCGGTCGCCAGGCGGCAGGCGTCCACATTCAGCGCGCCTGTGCTGTGCAGCTGCACATTGGCGGCAACGGTCCCTGACAGGGGTTTGCGGGCCAACACGATCGGTTCGTGCGCTGGCTTCAGCGCCGTTCCGAATCCCTGCCATTGCCTGGCGGCGTCGGTGGCCGGCGCTGTCGCATCGTATTGCGGCTGATACGCGCCCAACGATTGGGTATTCGTCGACCCTGCGCCCTTTGACCGCCCGATGACCTGGCGATCGGCGCCCGCTGCGCGATCAATCGCCTTTGAGACGTCCAGCGACTTCGGGAAGCCCGATCCGTAGATCCAATGCAGCGAATCGCGGATCTCAAAGCCGACATCTTCGATCGCGCACGCCATCCGGTGATAGGTGCGCGTGGCGCCGAACGCCGCCAGGTGCCCGCCTGGCTTCAGAACGCGCAGACAGTGCGCCCAGACGTCGGGATCGTATGCGATGCCTGATCGGTCCCAGTCCCTGCCCATAAAGCCCAGCTCATAAGGCGGATCGGTCACGATGGCGTCGATGCTGTTGTCGGGCAGCTGCGCTAACAGCTGGCGGCAGTCGCCGCAGTCCAGGCGCCAGGGCTTCACAGATTCAGCCCCAGCTGCGCGACAGTGCCAAGGGGCAGGTTATCGGGCGTCGCCCGCCCGCTGTCAGCCAAGGCGCGCGCGATGCGCTGATCGGCTAACGCGATGTATTCGGCGTTGATCTCTGTGCCGATGAACGATCGACCCAGCGACACAGCAACAGCCCCTGTCGTGCCGCTGCCTGTGAAGGGGTCCAACACGACGCCGCCGATCGGACTGCCAGCCTTGACGCAGGGTTCAACCAGCGCAGGCGGCATCGTGGCGAAATGGGCGCCCGAATACGGCTTGCTGTTGACGGTCCAGACGGTGCGCCTGTTGCGCCCTGTGCCGTTATTGACCCAGGGTACCGACGACCCCATGTGTGTGCCGCGGCGGGCGCGCTGACCATGCACGTCGATCTTTCGTTGCACGTTGCCAGATGCTGCGCGCAACGCGTGTTCGCGCACCGCGTCGGCGTCATAGAAATACCGCGCGCTCTTAGTCAGCAAAAAGACGTACTCATGCGCCTTCGTGGGTCGATCTGTCACCGATTCGGGCATGGGGTTCGGTTTGTGCCAGACGATGTCGGATCGCAGGTACCAGCCGTCAGCTTGCAAGGCGAAGGCGACGCGCCACGGGATGCCGACCAGGTCTTTGGGCTTCAAGCCAACAGGCGGCTTGCGTGGCGGTAGCGCTGTTGCTGTACCCTGCCCTGCATTCACACCTGTGCTGCTGTTGGACCCCTGCCGTCCCGTCATGCATCCAGCCGCATAAGAGTCCCCCAGGTTTAGCCACAACGTGCCGTCATCCCGAAGCACACGCCGAACTTCTCGGAAGACCCGAACCATGTTCGCGACGTATTCAGCCGGTGTCGGCTCTAACCCCAGCTGGTGGGCGTTGCCATAGTCGCGCAGCCCCCAATATGGCGGGCTGGTGACGCAACAGTGCGCGGTGCCGTCGGCGAACGGCAGCGACAGCGCTGATGCGCATTCGACCCTGGCTGTGACCGCCTGCGTCAAACACGTACCTCAGTCAGATGTGCCAGCTGCGCAGGTCGCGGTGCTGTAGACAGGCAGACCAGGGCGCGTCGGTCGGTCAGCGCTTGCTGCGCCAGCCAGCGCACAGTCGTCTGCTGGCGCACGACCGCCAGATCGGTGCAGCCGATCCGATCCTCAAAACACTCAGAACACATGCCGCATTCGCCGGCGAAGCCGTCTATGACCAGCACGTCAGCCGCCAGGCAGCGCGCCTTCGTCGCTTCCCATCGCTCCCATAGCAGCGTGTCAGCCGGATCGGTGCGGTCGCAGCTTCTGAAGGGCACAGACCAGCGTGCGCGCAACCAGGCGACGCTGGTGCCTGGATACAGCGCATTGACCGCGGCGCAGGCGATGCGGGCGCCGGCGATGCCGACGGCACCGCGCAGAAACAGTCCGCCTGACTGGTGCGGCGGCAGCGTCTGGCTGACTTTATGCGCCCGCGCTCTGGCGCGCGGCATGTATTGCAGCCCGTCGAAGGTGTCGTCAGGGAAGGGCATCTGTGTCGATACGACGGCGATCATGCTGCCTGTGCTCCTATTTTCCAGCCCTGCGACGCCAGGAAGGCGCGCGCGTCGGCTTCGGTTTGTGCCTTGCCGTCGGCGATGACCTGCGGGATCAGCGCGACAGCTTCGGGATCGTCAACAGGTGCCGTCGTCGGCTTCCATGAAGCGGCTTCCAGCCGCAGGCGATTGACCGTCGAAGACGCGTCGCGATTGCCGTCGCGCCCTGCGCCGTGCTTGACGCCGAACAGGGCGTCGGCGCGTGTCAGACCATCGACACCGTTTGTCCATTGCCGCCAGCCCGATCGGGCACAGAACGCCAGGATGTCGGTCAGCGTGTCGACCGGCGCCCAGTCGGCTTCGATGCAGACCTGCACAGCCTGCGCGATCTGCCAGCTGACCGCTCTGAAGCTGGGCGACGGCATCGGTGACAGGGCTGCGCACCAGGCGTCAAAGACCTGCCTGACCGGACCGTCGGCGCCGTCGACCATCAGCAGGTGTCTGACCGCTTCGTCGACGCTGGTGACCAGGGCTGGCGCTGGTGCTTCCTCACGTGCGCGCACGTGTACGGGCGCAGGGATGCGTTCACGTGCGCGTTCACGTGCGCGAACAGGCGCGCGTTCGCTTGCTTGCTTGCTTGCTTGCTTTTCTCTGGGGTTCTTTTGGTTGGGATTAGGATTTAGCTCCGACGCGCCCGCGCGCGCGAGGGGTGCGTTCGGCCATGGTGCGGGCAGCGGCTGGTCGGCGCGGATGGCATGCCAGACATCGGCGAAACAGTCGGGGTCACGTTTGGGTCGGATGGATTGCAGCTGGTATCGGTTGTGATGCAGCCAGCGGGCGCCAAGCTCGTATCCACCGACCGCGATCACTTCTCGAAGCGCTTTGGCGAACCAGCCTTCAGACTGCACCGACCAGGTCGCCACTGGCAGAAGCCACAGCCAGCCGCCTGCCAAGGGCTGAACGACATCTGCTGCGGTCAGCAGGTCAATAGCATCGCCATAGACCGACGCTGTGATACCCAGGGCGCCCGATAGCCTGTTAGGCGACACAATGCCCGATGCGCCGTCGTTCGTGGCGCACAGGGCAAGATAGACGGCTTTAGCGGTCGGGCAGTCTGGAAGGGCTGGGTTGTCCAGCAGATCGGTCGGTATGGTCGCGTAGCCTTTCATGCGTTGGTCAGGTCGGCGTCTTCGATCAGATTTAAGACGTCCTGCGCCAACAGCAGCATCAGGTCGAAAGCGCGGCCGTTCTGATCCAGGATCTCACCTACATCCGGCAGGGGCTTCTCGTCTGCCATCGCCAGCGCCCGCTCGGCACGGCTTTGCGGTGTGTCAGTCATCGCCCGCTCCTCATCTGGTAATTGTATTCTTCGATCGTCTCGCATTCATTCGGCATCGCCGTGGAGTAGCCCAGCGCCCGCAGTTGCCCACATGGCGCAGTAGACTGTCGCCGATGGCTTCAGACAGCCGCGGCAGGGCACCAGGTCGTCGGCGATCATGCGGCGGCGTCTGGCGGCTGTGGCGCTTCGGGCACCAGCGCGATCTGCGCCTGTCGCGACAGGATCGCAGGCATGCCGCTGCACTTCGGGCACAGCCAGGCGCCGAAGCGATGCGCCCAGCCTTCGCGCGTCAGCTTGTCGGCGGCAGATTCGGCGTCGGTGTACCGCGGCGGAATGTGCACCAGGGTGTGACAGCGCTTGCAGCTGCAAGCGTAGGTCGCGACGATCTTGCCGTATGGATCAGGCGTCGGCATCAGCGCCGCGGGCCAAAGGGGATGTCGTCATCGCTGAAGTTGCCAGGCGGCGGCGTGACAGTTCGCGGCTGTGAATTAGCGGGCGCCTGATCCCAGCGCGGCGCGCCTATGCTCGCTGGCGTGACCGTCGGGCGATTCAGTTCGGTGTGCGCAGCCTGTGCCGCATCGGCGAAGCGCTGCGGGCTGGGCTGTGCAGCTGGCGACTGCACGTATGCCTGTACAGGCGTCGTCGGCGTGCCAGGGAAGGGCTGGGCGGCACCGTTGATCGCATCGGCGACCAGCCCGCAGGCGTGCGGCAGGTTGACCGGATCCTGGCTGTCGATGTAGACGCCCTGCTTTGGCGTCAGCGGCGCGTGCGGCGTGATCATGTAGGTCGTGTTGCTGTCGCCTTTCTTACCGGCGCGCTTGACCTGATACGACCAGTTCTTCAGCCCGAACTGTGGGTTGTCGCGGTATTCGATCAGCTGCGGATAGGTCATCGTGCTTAGGCTGATGACCCGCATCGCCTTCGCGTCGGTGTCGAAGAACGACAGCGCATACTGCACCTTCACCTTCAGCTTCTGCGCGCACCAGCCGCAGGCGTCGCCGTCGCAGTTATCCATCCCTGCGCCGTTCCAATGCCGATAGCGCACCAGCGGCGCGCCGACGAAGACGCCGCGCACCGATTCGCCATCGTCGGCAAGCTGGACAAACAGCCCGTCGCCCGCCTGTTCAGCCTGTTCTTTGTTGGTTCGGTCGGCAGCTTGCCAGCCTGTGTCATATCTCGACATCGTGATCCCCTTGGTTGTCGGTGTTGTCTTCGGCGTCGGCGCCACAGCGCGGGCACCCTGGTGAATCGGTCCAGCCCCGATAGCGGCAGCTGGTGCAGTCGACGCGGTCACAGCCCGCGCGTTCGGCGTCTTCGATGCGCGTCACGGGCGCACGTCCCGTTCGTGCATGCACCGCGCGCATTTCTCGACGACCACGAAGCCGCCGCTTAGAACGTGCGGCGACCAGGCGTGCCCCCACAGCCAGCACGCCAGTCGCGTGCGCCAGTCATTGCCGTGCTTCATGTCGTGAACCTTTCGATGTCGACGTACTGGGCGACGCTGTCTGCCAGGGCGTGCGCGCGCTTGCGGCATGACCGACAGGTTGTGTGATAGGCGACGTCGACGACCGGCGCGTTATCCAGCAGGGGCGCGCCGCACATGGCGTTCGCGTCGCCTGTCGCCGCCAGGTGTGGCGCGCTGCGCACGACCAGGTCTTCGCGCGGCACCAGGCGCGACAACTTGACGACTGTGGTGATGACCGCCTTCGTGCGCTTGTAGCACTGCCAGCAGACGTCGGCGCCTGGCTTGTCGGGCGTCAGCGTTTCGCCTTCGCGCCCGACCTGGCACATGCGCCAGCCGTTGACCTCGGCGTGCGACTTGCGGCTGGTCGGCAACGTCCACCACTGCACCAGCCCTGCGATCGGGTTGCCGATCTGCGCCAGCTGCAGACGTTCGGCGCGCAGGTCGCGCAGCGCGGCTTCGTGCACTTCGATCTGCACGTCGAGGTCTTCGACGGTCTGTAGGTCGGCGGTCATGACAGCCCCAGCGCTTGCGCCAGTCGGTTCGGGCAGAAGTCGCCGCGGTCGCCCAGCGGCGTGACCTTGACCCGCAGCTGCGGTCGCGCCAGGGCGCCTTCGAGCGCGGTGTATGTCGTCAGGGTGTCGCCGCAGCAGACCTGCTTATCGTCACCCCAGCAGCCCTTCATCGCGTCAAATACCAGCTTTTCGATGTTGTCCTTGTCTGGCTTCTGCGGGCACCAGCACAGCCCGATCGGGTCTTTCTTTCGCAGCAGCCGCTTCGGTCGCTGGATCACAGCCAGGATGTCGACGCGCAGCGGACCTTCAAGGCGTTCGGCTGGCAGGGCAGCGCGGGCGAAGGTGGCGACAGCCGCCATCAGCGGACCGTTGCGCGGATCTGGATAGGTGTGACCTGTGCCCTTGACCCTGATGCGCGGCTTTTTGCCCTGCGGCGCCAGGGGCACGTCGAAGCGATAGCTGATGGTCATCCGGCGACGCCTTCAGCGCGATAGATCACTTGCTGTGCCGCCTGGCGTGCGGCGGTCGTCTGTTCATAGGTCAGCTCGAGCGGGCGCAGGCGCGCCAGCCAGCGGTCGACGGTCGTGCCAGTCGCCAGGCAGTCGCTGTCGATCAGGCGCCCGGCGACCAGGATGAAGCCGCACAGCTGGCGCAGGTCGCGCGGGTCAGCCATGCATGCGTTGACCAGGTCGGCGGGCCAACAGTCGACATCGATTGCCGCGGCGATTGCTTCCTGGTTGCGACCCAGCGCGCCCAGCACAAGCGGCGCCATTTCACGCGGCACAGATGTCTTGCGGACCCATTTGTAAACCGTCTGCCAGGGCACGCCGACTAGCGTGGCGACGTCACCGACTGAGAATTCGGTTTTGTCCAAGGCGGCGTATGCGCCGAAGTCTGACGGCACGACGTTGATCGGTGTCGTCATCGGGTCACCCGCTTGCGCACGCGCGCCAGGTGCTGGGCGGCGACGCTGACCGGCTGGTCGTCGTCGATCGTCTGCGCTGCCGCCTGGACTGCGCCGACGCGCACCAGCTCGCGGACCATTTCACGCGCGACCGCCACAGCGACCGCGTCAACTACGCGTTTTAGTTCAGCGTCTTTCATGTGGTTGTGATCCAGCGCCGACCTGTCTGCGGGTCGACAAAAACGCCCGTCGCCGGGCGTGGTAGCGGTGACAGCACTTCGGTGCCAGCTGTCGCAATGTGCAAAGCGACCCAGCGCCCGACTGTTTTGCGGTCGCGCCCGATGAAGCGTGCAAATTCAGCGATCGTCATTCGCGGCTTCGGCAAAAGGTCGGTTTGGCTGTTTTCTGGCGCGTCCATAGGTTCGACCATATGGTACGAAAATGCCCTAAAACAACCTAAAATCCGCAGAAATCCGCAGAAATCCACACCTTCAGATCCGACTTGTTACTTGACCGCCTGACTAACGTGGCGTTAGTTTGATGCAGTCATGACAGGCTGGGACGAAAAGCGCAGACGCGACGGCATTACCAGCCAGCAACTGGCTGACGCGCTGGCTGCTGCCAGCGGGTCACCTGTGTCACAGCGCGCCCTTTACGATTACGCCCGCGGAAAACTGCCACGCGCCGCGGCGACATTCCGACTGCTGGACGCATACGCCCGCGGCGATGTCGAGCTGGTTGACGACGCCGACGGCGTGCCGCAGCTGGCGCCTGTCGACAGCGAAACGAAGCACGCGACGGCATTGGCGACGACTCGAAAGCTGGCTGAACAGATCCTGGCGCTGACCGACCGCGATGGCGTCATAACCTTGATCGAAGCGAAGACGCCTGCTATCGGTGGTACCAGTGACAGCGCCGAAAGGGTGCAGCCAGGGTACCGCATCAGCCGCAACCTGCACGACCGTATACAGCGCGCATTCGACATCGCGCACGCCGCCGACCCTGCCAGGTTCAGCAGCGTGAATGCCCTGGTCGAACACGCGTTGTCGCAGGCATTCCCTGACCTACCTGAAAAGCGCCGCTAGCGTTCGCAGGAAGCGAGGCAGCAACCTTGCGCATGACGCGCCCGACTTAGGGGCGACCGATGAACTGCCAGACCTGTAACAGCGAGCTGTGCGCGTATCACTTCAAAGACCCTGACGGCGCCTTCAGCGTGCGCGCCTGGCTTGAACGCCGCGAACCTGCGCGGCGCGACCGCTGGCGCCTGCGCGTCTTCGTCAAGGGCAGCGTCAACCCAGCCAATGGGAAGCCGACCGAAGATCACTACTTCGGCGCCGACCGCCAGGCGGCTTTTGAAGAAGCTGTCGCGATGAAGGTCAACTGGTGCAACGGGCTGTACAGCGTGCCTGACCCTGCGCCGGCGACGCTGGGTCAACTGGTCGACGCCTGGATCGAAGGCGGCACGATCACGCGCGGTCGGTTCAAGGGCAACCCAGTCACCGACGCGACGCGCCTGGTCGGCACGATCCAGCTACGCCGCTTCGCCCGCGCGATGGGCGAGACTCGCCGACCAGATTCGCTGTCGGCGCCGGTCATCGCGAATTGGGTCGACGGCATGCTGCACTTCAGAACGGGTCAGCCGGTCAGCCCTGTGACGAAGAACAACGTGATCAACTGGGTTCACATGCTGCTGGGCTGGGCGAAGGTGAAGGGCTGGCTGACTGATACGCCGTTCATTGAACCTGTGCCGATGCCCGCACAGCGCACGCTGCCCTGGCTGGACTATCCACAATGGCAGACCTACCTGAACGGCTGCACCGACAGCCTGCGGGCGCGCGCACAGTTCATCATGTACACAGGCATCCGCCGGCGCGAGCTGTGCCTGGCGCGCTGGGAAGACGTGCAGACGTTCGGCACGACGTCGACCCTGACCGTCGGCGGCAGCTACACAACCAAGTCGAAGAAACAGCGGGCTGTGCCGCTGACGCCCAAAGCGATGGAAGCGATCGACCTGGCGCGTCAGGTCTTCGGTGATCAGGGGTACATCTTCTGCGACGGCACCGACACGACTGACCCGATGAACGTTACCGCACAGTTCCGCAACTGCTGGCTGAAGCTGAAGGCTGAAGCCGAAGCGACTGGCACGACACCCCTGGTGCAAAAGGCGGCGACGGCGCATAGCTTTCGGCGGGCAGCAGGTGCCCGCTGGCTGGCGCAGGGCATCGGGATCTATACCGTCGCGACCGTGCTGGGCCATTCCGTCGCGGTGTGCGAACGGCACTATGCAGGCATCACCCGCCGCGACCTGCACCGATGGTTCAAAGGCATCGACGACGTCGACGCCGCCAGCGCCCTGGTGCTGTTGCCTGTCGCCGCCGACAAGGCATAATGGCGCGTACCCCAGGCGTACCCCAGGCGTACCCCAGACGCGCAAGCTGTGGCAATCAAAGGGCTTTATCACGTGGACATGAATAGACGAACCTTTGTCGACACAGGCGCGCAGTCCACCGAATAGAGCCAGCCTGGCGCGTACCCCAGGCGCGCAATCATGGCGCAGTAACACGGTTAGCCGGGGTATGGGGTAACACCCTGCTATCAAACAAGTTGTTTCCCTGACGTTCACTATTGACGACGTCGCTAACGTGCCGTTAGTCTCGACGATAGGCGCGAATTTTCGCGCG